GAGGGTCAAGGTCAAGGAGAGGGTCAAGGTCAAGGACAAGGACAAGGCGAGGGTCAAGGTCAAGGAGAGGGTCAAGGTCAAGGACAAGGACAAGGCGAGGGTCAAGGTCAAGGACAAGGACAAGGCGAGGGTCAAGGTCAAGGAGAGGGTCAAGGTCAAGGCGAGGGTCAAGGTCAAGGAGAGGGTCAAGGTCAAGGACAAGGACAAGGCGAGGGTCAAGGTCAAGGAGAGGGTCAAGGTCAAGGACAAGGACAAGGACAAGGCGAACAAAATCAAGGTCAAAGCCAACAACAAAAGCAAGAGCAAAAAAAAGAGCAACAAAACGCTTCTTTGGAGAGAGAAATTCAATTATGTTCAGAAGAGATTAATAATCTTAAAGAGGATAAAGAAATGTTAGAGTTTATTTCAGAAAGAACTCAAGAGCAAGAAGACAGAATACTTGAAATTAACAATACTATTGATGATTTAGAGATGCAGATTGCTAATATGCTTGGTGCTATAAACGCCGATATTGTTTTAGGTAATGATGTTGAATTTCCTGTTAATAGACTTCCAAGATATGTGAGTTCTCAATTACCTGAATTGGTTAAAAGAATAAAAGACCAAAGTAAAACTCGTATAGAAGACCCTGAATATCAATTCAAATATAAATTAGAAGATAAAGAACGTAGAAACGGTTTAATTTCGGAGAGAGTTATGGAAGACGTAACTTATTTTTCTTTTGAAAAATTGAAAAAAGAAGATGCTTTAAGCGAACTTTACCTTACTAAAAAAGATATTGAAAAAATAATGTTTGATATGCCTTTAGGTGGCGATGTTCCTGAAAAGATTGTAATACATTCTAAAATTGAGGGAGATACCGTAGTGATAGACAACGCTATAAGTATTGACACCTTTATTTACCAAATGAACAATTTAGAAAAAGATTTGGAATTAGTTAATAAAGAGAACAATATAAAACTTATTTTTGACACAATAAAAAATGAACTGTTTAATAAATTTATAATATAATGGATAACACGCAAAAAAGAATAGAAGACCTTGAACAATTGGTTCTTAACGCACCTGACGATACGGTTAGAAAAATCGCTCAAGAACAATTAGATAGAGTTAAGGAACGTCAAAAAATCAACGTTGACAAAGACTTTTCAGGAGTAATTACTGCAATTAACTCATTGATTGAAAAAACTTATAATTCATCAAACGCAATGTCAAATCAACAAATTGATGAAGCAATTGCTGAAAGATTGAAAAAGTTAAAAATCAATCAAGCAAACCTATCAAGTGAATTAAAAGAACTAATAGGTCAAACCAAAACAACCGTTATACAAATTAACGAAATCAAAGTATCTTCTTCTTCGGGAACAAGAGGTAGAAGATTAGAGGACGTTTTGATGTCTGATGCTGAAGCACAAAATAACGTGTATTTATTTGGAGAAGCAGGAACGGGTAAAACTTTTATTGCAGGTATAATTGCTGACAAATTAAACTACAAGTTAATTACACTTAATTGTAACCAATTTACTTCGCCTTTAGATATTATCGGAGGACAGACTATTGAGGGCTTTAAAGAGGGTAGATTAACTCAAGCGTGGGGTAATTTAGATTTAGGTTTAAATCCTTGCGGAGAGCCTTATGTTGGCGCACTTTTACTTTTAGATGAGTTGCCTAAAATTGACCCAAATACTGCGGGTATTTTAAATGACGGTCTTGCTAAAATTAAAGACGGAGTTAAAGAAATATGCGACCCTAAAAAACAAGTTCCTGCTACTATTATGAATGGTAACGGAGAACTTATACAAAAGAAAAAAATATTTATTATGGCTACGGGTAACTCGTTGTTGAACGAAGCAAATAAAGACTACGAGGCTAACTTTAAACAAGATTTATCTTTACAAGACCGTTTTGCGGGAAGTTGTTATAAAATCACTTATAACTACAAGTTTGAGTATGAAAAAATGATGACTAATGTTTCGACAAAATCATTACCAAATGTAAAAATTGACTTGACTTTTGCCTTTAACTTCCTTTCGCAATTGCGTATGAAAATTGTTGAGTTGGAACTTACAGGAGTTGCTTTCGTATCTACTCGTTTAATGATTGTAGCAAGAGATACATTTGTTGCTTACATCGTTAATAGAGAATTAGCACCTGATAATATTGCTGACCCTAAAAAAATTAGCGAAGTTGTTATGTCGTTTATGTCTTTATTCAAACCTGACCAAAGAGATAATATTAAAAACCAATTAAGTGCCGAGTTCAAAGAATTTTACGATATGTGTGCGGTTAAAGAAGCATTGCCTCTTGACCAATTAAACGAATCAACTAAAGAGCAAAAAGATTTGGCTAAAATAATTATTGAAACGGCAGAAGCAAATTACGCTCAAGATAACGCAATTCCACTATAAAAAATGGCAAGAGATTTTAGAACGCTAAAAGACAAGTTAGAAATTTATTTCTTTAATTCACAGGAAAAGATGATTAAGACTGTGGAGGACTATCTTGCGCAAAATCCAAATCAAGTCAATAGAATTAACGATGAGGGTACTGATGACGACAGTATTAGATACCAACCTGATTTCTATGGTTATGACCCAAATAGCGCATTGTCTTTGACAGAGCAATATACTTATGACCAATTAAAAATGTTTTCTGATATGCCTCTACTTACAGATGCAATCAACAAGTTTGACATTATAAAAAGGGGCTTGGATTTAGGAGGCGATTTTGATGCTTCAAAAATAAAATTCACATCATTGCCAAGAGGAGTTTTTAATTTCGGTTTAGCGTCAAAAGGTCTAATCAGAAAAACAGAGTTTTATGACGTTGAAAGAAAAGAAGTCATTGACGAAAAAATTGTCAAACAGGAAGAGTTAAACAATATTGTTATATTTTACTATTTAAGGAGTGGTGCTAAACATTTTGTTAGAAAACAACAAAAAGGTACTATGTTGGTAAAAGACAATTTTTTAGATGTTGAGGTTAACTTTGACGAAAATCAGAAAATTTGGCTACCATATAAAGACGGCAAAATTTTTAATGGTAAAGGCAAAAATATGTTAAGTTATTCTACTACTACCAAAAAGGTATATATGTACCGTGAAAAACTTGGTGGTGGTGTTTCTCCTTATGTAGATTTATTCGTTGGGGTTAACGGATTGCAGAATTTAGATACTGAAAATATGTTGGCTAAAAACCTTTCTGCTTTTATTGTTGCTGATATTTTAGAAAAAGCAGGAGTTAAAGTTAGAATTTATGGTTTAAGAACATATACTGACGATGATGACGTGGTGTTTATTGCTTATGCTTTAAAAGAATATGGAGAACAAATAGATTTTGGTCGCCTTGCTTCATTTACTTCGGATAAGAGGTTTTTTAGAGTGAATTTATGGAGAATCGCATCTACTTTAAGAAAAATGGAAACGGGTAGTTACAAACAAGGTAAAGGTATATCTTTATACGGCGGAAGTGACGATTTGTATAATTCGTTTACAATGTTTAAAAATTGGGTTTTCAATAAAAAAGGAACTGTTCAATTCGATACCAAAATAAACGATAAAAATTTAATGGTTTTAAGCGGTTTACCAACTGTGGATAGTAGTGATAGATTAACAGGTAGAAATGCAGATGAAACATTTAAAAAAATAGAGCAAGAAGTTTATAGAACATTAGATTATGTTGGTATGCTTCTAACTAAAAACCCTAAAGCATTTGTGGGTAAAATTTATAAAAGGGAAAAAGATAATCCGAGATATTATGATGCCAAAAGGCAAATTAAAGAATATTTGGAAAATCTAATTACAAGTAATTTGACTATTGTTCCTCAATATGACCTTGCTGATAGAGATTCTCCTGAAAATAGATTTAGCACACCTTTGAATGAAGTGCCAAGAATTACTGAAAGAACAAACGAATTGATTGACGTTATTAACAATGTAATCGTATAAAATTATGTTACAGAAAACAATTGAAAGAAAAAAACATTACGAAGATTTAGGTGGAGAAAGTAACGTGGTTTTAGAAGATTTAAGAGTTGTAAAGCACTCGCAAATTCCAAACGCCTACTTTGTTCACGCTAAATATATGATTGGTAGTGGAGGAATGTATAAAGACTATGAAGTCTTGGAGAGTGTTGATGAAAACGGAGAGTGGATTGATATGAAAAAAGACCTGACTAAATTAGAGTATGGTGCTTTTTTAAAGGATTGCGAGGTTAGCAATTTTTAATTTAATATTTTTGTAAAATGGAGTTAGATTTTGATTATAAAGAGGGTTGTTATTTATTCAACGGAACAAGTTTCCCTGAAGTGGTAATACATAAAACTATCTATAAGTTAGTTACTGTTACATTTCAGGAATATGGCGATTATAAGCCATTTGGCTTTAGGGTTTACGACTTAACAAATAAGTTAGATATAGAACTTTTAAATGAAAAATATAAAAGAACTATGGCTGAACAAGACCCTGATGATAGATATGGTGTTGAGTTAGGTGCAATCGTGGAATACGACTATAAGGACTTGATTTATTTAAGAATTATTGATAAAAAAATATTATCTTTCGTACTTCAAAGACCGTTGTTGTTTGATTACATTAAAGCAAGAGATAAGTATTTAGTTGCTGACGCTTTAGATAGGGTTGGTGGCTTACAGGCTGAATTTACGGCTACTTGGCAACAGTATTTTCAAGTTCCGTTAGAAAGTGCAGATAAAATTGATTGGACGGTAAAATCTCCGCCAATTCCTTTAAAACTTAATGTTAACGAAAATTTGTTGAAAGATGAGTTTGGAGATAGTTTTACCGACTCAATTACAGTTTACGATTTCTTAAACGTAATTGATACTGACACTTTCAATAAAATTCCTAATGAGGAAATAAAAGACCAAATTTCTATTTTAATTAAAAAAACTTTGGAGATAGCGAAAGAAAATCAGGCAATCGGAAAAGAAGAACCGAAAAAAGAGCCTGTGATTCAAGAGCCAATTAGTGCCGTACCAAAAGACGATGATGTTTTGGAAAAAGCAGTAAAAGAGGTTAAGAGCAGAAGAAAGAAAAAAACTCAAGAACAAATATTTAAAGAAATTGACGAGGTTGACCCCGAAAATTTATTATCACTATTAAACGAAATTTAACAAATAAATTAAAGAATAAAAGATATGAGCGAATTACTTAAAAAATACGAAAGTTTAGACCAATCCAAGTTAAACGAGGGAACTATTAAAATACTTAATAGGGTAAAAACAATTACTGCTGACTTTACTGCTGATGATGCAAAAAACAACAAAATTGCAGAAGATGTTTTGAACGAGGTTATGAAAAAGAACCCTAATGCCGTTAAAATTGTTAAGCGTACCCCAAAAGCAAAAACTGCGCCTAAAAAAACGCATAAAGCAACGCATACTACTAAAGGTACGCATACAACAAGTTCTACTGCAAAAACTTCTAATAACATAATGTCTGTTACTAAAGAAATTCAAAAAGCAGGAGAGTCTTGGAAAGATGCTATGGAACGTGCTAAAGCAGTTATTAAAGAACGTAAAGAAAAAGTTGTTCAAAAACAAAAAACAGAATTAGAGAAATTGTATAATCTTGTTAAAACTAAAAAAGAGTTACAAGGGTTTGCTAATTCAGATATTAGACGTGATTCAGTAAGAGAAGCCAAAGTAAGAGGCGCAAGATTTGTAACTAAAGAGGGTAATACTTCAAATAAGTACGGAACTTTCCCTAATAAGTTAGGTAGAAAGTATTGGGAAACTCGTGACCGTCACGCTGACCGTTTAGCACCTAATTATCCAAAAGATATGCCTTTGTTGGCAAGTGGTGGTGGAGTTGGTAGCAAAAGATATTTTTTAGTAAAAATGGAAGATGAACAGGCGGTAAATAAAGTAGATAAATTATTGCAAAAAGAATGTGGAGATTATGAACACTATGAAGTAGGTAATCAAAACGGAAAAATTTATAGATTTGACATTGAAGACATTAAAAAATGGAATGAAATGGTTGAATCAGGACATAAAAATTATAAAAAATTAATTGATTATGGACATTTGTTTGCTGAATTAGATTTATTAAGTAGTAATAATAGAAAAGTTTTAGTTTGGGAAACTGATACAAAATCTTGGAAAAAAAATTATGGTACTAAATATGCTGATGGCGGAATGATGGACAATATGTCTATTCACAATAGCACAGACTTTTTCAATACACCTGTATATGCTAAAGGCGGGGGTCTTGATAGAGATACTCACGAAAAAGAAGTTAAATTTTTAAAAGCGAAAAAGTTTACAGATATTAAAACTACTGATTACGATTCAACTGTTAAATTCGGAAATACCGATAATGATGAAGTTATATTTGCTTCGATAGGTAAAAAAGATGATGGTTATGGTAAAACAGGTTACGGAATAGCGTATTTTTATCAAAACGAAGATAATGGAGTTTCAAGTATTAGCAAAGAAATTCTTGACGAAATTGCTTCTTTATACAATGGTTCTAAAGTAGAGTTATTTACAAACGCAGGTGTTGATTTACATTCAACTAATAGAAATATGTACAAAAACATTTATGTTAGAAGAGTGCCTTACGATAGGTTTGATAGTTACGCTGACGGAGGTGCAATTGACGGCGGAATGAATAATTTAACAATTCAAAATGTTTCTTTTGCTAAAGGCGGTTCGGTTAAAAAAGTTCCTGCTTATGCAAAAAAACGTTTAGAAGAATTAAGAGAGGAAATTCGTGCTGAAAGAATAAGTTATGGCGAATTAGCAGAATTACAATCTTTGGCTCAATACATAGAACCTAATGACGTTGAATTATTAGAACCTGCGGGTGTTCCTGAATTTGATGAAGACCAAGACGATTACGCTAAAGGCGGAGAATTCGCTCTATACAAAATTCAACAAAAATTCAAATACGCTTTACAACCTAAATGGGAAGATGAAAAATTCCAAACAGGGGGTAGAAAGTTTTTAACTTTTGCACAGGCTCAAGACTTTAAAAAGAAACTTCAAGGATTAAGTAGTTCTATGGAGTACAAAGTTGTAAAAGTTGGCGAAGATGAAAAACTTGCTGACGGTGGCTCACTTCCATTTATGACAGACCCTAACTTTGGAAACTTCCAAAATACAGGTGCTTTTGCTCACGGCGGTTCAGTTAAAAAAGTTCCTGCGTATGTAAAAAAACGTTTAGAAGAATTAAGAAAAGAAATTCGTGCTGAAAGAATCAGTTATGAAGAATTAGCAGAACTACAATCTTTGGCTCAATACATAGAACCTAACGATGTTGAATTGTTAGAACCTGCGGGTGTTCCTGAATTTGAAGAGGAAGAAGAGGAAGAATTTATTGATTTCAGTCAATATGATACAATTGCTTATAATTTAACTGAAGAAGATGCAGTAAAACTTGCTGATGAACAATCAGAAAAAAATCCAAATTCTCAAATTGTTCTTGCATTTACAGGAAAGGGATTTAATGTTTATGTAAAGAAATCTTCTTTTGCTAACGGAGGAGAATTAAAAGATTTTGAACAAACTGTAAAAGATGCTTTAAAAGTTAATAATAAATGGCATTTTATATCTCAAAATGTAGATGGAAAATTTGTTCAATTAAAAATGTATGTTGGAACTAAAGAAGTTGATGTTCAAATATTTAAAATAGACGGTGTTTATGCTTCTATGCCTAAAAATTATGCAGGTAAGAGAGAAACACTAAAAATGATAATGAACAATTTTAATGCAAACTACGAACTTGGTGGTGCATTTATGACAACTGATTTAGCAGGTCATTCAGGCGGAGGTACGGGCGGTTTAAATGCCGATATGCCTTTAAGCGGGGTTTCAGGAACATACTACACAGGTCTTGTTGGAGAAACAGGTGCTATGTCAAGCGGAGAGTTGTTTGAAAATGGCGGTGGAGTTGAAGAATGGAAAAAAGCCGTTACAATAAAAGTAGATACAAGACAAGAAGCAGAAAAAGGTAAAAAACTATTAAAAGAGTATTGGGGAAAAAGCGGAAGAAATTTTAAAGTTGAAAAAAGAGATAATAAATATGTAATAACATACGAGTTTTATCTTACTGACAAAATGGAATTAGGTGGAGTTATGGCTCAAAACCAACAAGTAATCAACGATGCTTCTCAATCTTATGTTAATTACTACTTGGGCGAGGGCGCAAGTCAAGGTATTTACAAAGACGGCGGTGCTATTGTAAATCAATACGAGGGAAGAACTCCTGAAGATATTTGGGATAGTTTTACGGATATGCAAAGAAGTAATTTTTTAGAAGACCATAAAGACTTAATAAAAAGTAGTTTTGAATCGCACCCAAAAGACTATTTAAGCGATGGCGATTTAATTTCTCAATGGAGATTGAGGTATAAAGAATTAAACTATTTTGTTAAATTGAGATTTGATGACCACGTTAGATATGGTCAATACGCAAAAGGCGGTTCTTTAGGAAAAGCATTATACGTTGCTTGGTCAGGTTATTTTGATTACAACAAGTATGATGAAGAAAAAATAATGTCTGCTTTAAAATCTATTGGTGCTAAAAACATTCGTTTAGAAAAACAATATGATAACTATAACCACCCTGAAGTTGTTGTTTTTAATGGAAATAAAAATCAAGCCGTAGATGCCTTAAACGAAGCATTTGGAATAAATTATGGCATTTTGGTTTGGGAAAAAGATTGGAGAGCCAAAAAAATGTCAGACGGCGGTTTTACTCCTGATGTTTCAGACGGAACTCAATTTATGAGTGGGGTTTATGCTAATGGGGGTTCTGTTGGAGATGTAAGCGGTAATTATTATTCTACAACTGATTTTGTATCACAAAACGACCTTATGGATTTGGCTAAAAGTACATTTGGTCAAGATTGGGAATCGGGAGGAGATTACGATTATGATACCGAAGAAATTAAAATGCTTGTCAAAAAATTAGGCGGTGGTTATAAAATTGTATATGTCGATTCAGAGCAAAGAGAAAAATTTGAAAATGCAAAATCTAAATACTTGCCTCTTCTAAAAAACAAGTCAAACGATGGAGATATTTTTGTTATTCCTAATAAAAAAATGGCTGACGGCGGTTTTACACCTGACGTTTCAGACGGAACTCAATTTATGAGTGGGGTTTATGCTAATGGCGGTTCTGTTGGAGATGACTTTGAAGAGGTTATTGATTTAGGTGCTGAACAATATTACACAAGACGTTTTGGGGAAGTTGGAACTGATTCAAGAGGCGATGTTGAACTTGTGGTAGTTGCTACTATTAGAGATTTAGAAGACTATATGAGCGAGGACGAATTGCCCGAAGACGGTAATTTTGAACTTAACATTACTTTAGTGCCTACTGAAGAATTTATTTCTGAAGAAATGCTTGAAAGTGCTAATGATGAAGATTCTTCTGTTAGTGATGATTCAGTTGTAAATCTTGTTAATTATGCGGGTGGATTAAATTATAATCCTCAATCAAGAATGTATTTTGAAAGTCAACAAGATGCTTTAGATTATCTAATGTCAAAAGAACTTAAAGACAAAATAAACACCGATGCTATGTTAGCAGGTTTTGTTATGGATAAACAGTACAATAGAGCAGGTCAAGACAATTGGGGCTACTTGGATTATTTAATGGGTGTTAGCGACAGGTTTGCCAAAGGCGGATTTGTTGGAACAGTTGAGTTTAATGCAGGAGATATTGTTTGGCAAAAAGACGAAAAAAGATATGCTTTTGTAATGAATAATTACGGCGACCCTATTAACGGAAGTAGCGGAGAGATTAGACTTGACACAACAGGGAATACGCCTATTTTTACTTATAATAAAGATTTTACAAAGGAAACAGGTTACAACCTTGTTAAATTAGGAGAAAAAGGCGATACAGGAAAATTTACTCCTGAAGTTCTCGCTGAAATGAAAGAGCAAGGAAAAAAGTATTTAGATTATGCAAAAAGTAACAAAGGAAGCCAACAAAAAGAAAATATCGCTTACACCGAAAAAGTTGTGAGAAGAACTCTTGACGGAGAATTCGATTCTATGGTGGGTCGTGCTAAAGCGACTACTTCTAACAAAAAAGGTTCAGTCGATTATACTTATGTTCCTAATAAAGATGTTAAGGAATTGAGCGTTGTGCTTAAAGGCGAATTAAAGAAATTAATGGGTTCTGATATACTTGACGGGGTTTACGTTAAAAATTCAGCGAAATCTACTGCGAAATCTACTGCAAAAGTAGATGCAAATGCCGTGTATGCTAAAATGCTTAAAGATGCAAAAGAGGCAAAAAGTGGAAAGACGAAAATGTTTACCGCTACTGATTTAAAGAAATTAAATCTTGAAATGGTTCAAAAACTTGTAGAGGCAGGTTATACCGAACAACAAATAAGAAATATTATTTTTGGATATGCTTTTGATAACGAAATTGTGGCTGACAACGAACTTGAATACGATAAGGGTATTTTCTCTTACGAAGACACTTATGTTAAAAGTAAAATAGAGGATTTAGTCGAGGCTCAAAAAAATAAAGAGTTTGCGGTTGGTATTGAATATCCTGACTTTGATTGGCAAGGTATTATCAAGAAATATAAAATATCTTCAAAACCTAAAGACATAACTGAAAAACCAAAAGGTTTTTCGGGTTCTACCGAGAACTACTACGAAGTTTTTATTGGGGAAAATATAGTCATAGGTCATAATTACGGATATAAATGGCTTGATGCTGACGGAAAAGTGATAAGTAATTATATGGAAGAGGATAAAAAAGTTTCTGACCCTACTAAACAAAATGCTTGGCAAAAAGAAAGAGGACAAAAAGCAGGTTTCAACGGAGGTTGGTGGAAAATTATTTCTTCTAAAATAGAAATTATTGACGATGTATTGAAAACTTTACTTGCTCAAAAGGGTAGTTACTGTAAAGAAATACAATTTTATGACGATTCTTTACCTAAAGCCTTAAAAGAAAATAATATTGCCTTTGCTGACGGCGGTATGTTTGACAACAATGATGGTTACAACTTAAAAGACATCAACGGTAAAAAAATTGAAGTTGGAGATACTGTGAAAACAACACAACAAAGCGGTGGATTATTTAATCCTAACGATTCCGAAACGGGAATTGTTGAAAAAACTAAAGATGCTTTTGGTCAGGAATCTTTGCAAATAAGATATAGAAAACAAGGCACTAATTATGACAGATTCATACTCTTAAATGGTAAAATAAACGAAATTGTTGATAAATCAAGTTCTTCTTTTGAGCAAGGTGGTTTTATGAACAATGTTTATTCTCACGGCGGAGAAATGGAAAGTGAAGAATATGGAATAAAAGACGAAATTGAGGATATGAAAGGAATGATGTCTTCTTTATTTACTTATGGTGGAATAGAAAGAGGTTCATACGGATTTGATAGATATTTGTCTAAATATGAAACCATATTAGGAAAAAAATTATTTGACAAAATATATAAAGAAGAATTAGACCGACTAAACGAATATGAAGTAGAACAAAATGTTTATACTGATTCAGATGGTCTTACATATAATTCACTTAAAAGAAAATTTGCTAACGGCGGAAAATTAGATAGCGGTGTTTATAGAGTAGGAAAACCTACAAAAATTTCATCTATTCTATACGAACAAAAAATTGTTGAAATTTTTGATAATGGAGATATTTCAACCGCAAGTGATTACGGAAGAAAATTAAGTGATTTTAAATCTCAAAAATACCCAATCATAACTAAAGAGCAGTTAGACGCTCAATACAAAATGGCTAACGGCGGAGGTACGGGTTCGGGCTTCGACCCTATAAAAGTAAAAGTTGCGTTAGCGGTAGGTCTTGATAGAGCAATTGAATTTTACGATGCTGAATATCCAATTAGACCATATCAACTTCTTGAAAAAGCAGTCAGAAAAGGTTTTATAACTCTTGACGAAATTAACGAAAGAGTAGTTGATTCTGCTATGACAACCGCTCAAGATAGCGAAGATATGGAAGAGGTTGGAAGTAGCGATGAAACTTATGCTATGCAAGAATTTTTAGATGAGGCGGGTTTTAAAACAGTATTTGTACAAGGTAGATTATTAAGAGAATATGCTGACGGCGGATTTATGAATAATGTTTATGCTGACGGCGGAGATATGAAAAATGTTGGAATACAAATTACAAAATATTTTGATAGAAAAAAAGGTAAATGGATAATGTTAAATGACTACGTTAAAACTATTCCATATAGCATATATACTGACGAGGCTTCATTTACGAGTGGAATTACAGGAATTTTAGAGAGAGATGGCTACCCTGTATTAGCGAGTGAATGGAAATTTCAAGTAGTAGAGCCTCAATATGCTGACGGCGGTATGTTTGAAGACAACGAGGGTTTTATGAGAGCAGATAACAACTTTAATTACAGATACCCTGAAATGGAAGTTTATGTTGAAACTCTTGACGAACCAATAGACTTAACAAGTAACGTTTCTGTTAAAAGCAACGAAGTAGTTATTAGACCAATTAATGAAAACATAGACTTGAACGATGATAAAAGAGTAAGAGCGACTATGGGTTATACGCCAAAAAACAGAAATCCTGAAAGTTTTTCAAAAATTAACCCAAGAGCATTTGAATTCATAGAAGATTTGCCAATGCCTATGTCAAACACACATAAAAACGATTAATTTATAAATACTATGAGATTATTTAATAAAACAATAGACAGACAATTATTTAAACAATATGCGCTTGGTAGTGACCTTGCTAAACAAGAGGTTGTAGTCAAAATATTTAACCCTCAAGGTGCAGGATATTGGTTCATATTAAATTCAGACCCACAAGACCCTGATTACCTTTGGGCTATTGTAGATTTAGGATATGGTGCTGAAGTAGGTTCAGTAAGCCGTACAGACCTTGAAACTTACAGAGGTCGTTTTGGATTGGGCTTTGAAAGAGATTTGTCTTTTGACCCTGTAAACGCATTAGAACTTTACAACGGGCTTCGTAATGGAGAATATTATGCTAAAGGCGGTGGTGTTGACGATTATTCTGACTTATACGGTCAAGAAGTTATGGCTTTAAAAAATGCAAAGACTCAAGCCAAAAAAACAAAATATGACTATGTTGTTTATCAAAACGAAGAGGGAGAAATTTCTTTTGCTCGTAAAAATGATTTCGATACATTTTTTGATAAAGACAAATTAGATATTCTGTATTCAGTTAATTCAGATGGTTTAGCAAAAAACATTACTGCTAAAACAAACCCTAATGGGAATTCGTTTGATAATGTATTTCTGAATTACGGATTTACAAAAAAACGTGGTGCTTATGGAATTAGACCATACGAAAATAAAAAATTTGGCACATACGCTCAAATAGATGACAAAACAAGAAGCATTGAAATAGAAACTCCTGATGACCAATACAAAGGCGGATATAGCCTTACAGGTGTAGTTAATTTCTTAAAATCAAAAGGTTTTGAAGAAAATGGTTTTTATGCTGACGGTGGAGAAATTGAAGTTGTTTATGAGCGTAGAGCCGATTTCAAAAAAAAACCGATTAAGTTACTTCTTTTGAATAAGGGAAGAGAGCAAAAAGGCTATACTTTTAGCGGTAAAGACCAAGTTGCGGTTCTTGATAATTACAATCGTAATAAGCAGGAAGACTTGGAGAAACTTTGGAACTTAAAAGGCTACGAAACCAAATATGCTGACGGCGGAAACATTTCTGATTTTACAGATAATCAACAAATGATTATGAATCAAAATGTTGAGTTAGAACATCATCACGAAGAATTGGAAGATATTTTGAAAGATGAAATGCCTGTACCTGCTTGGGTAGTTGCTAAAATGGCTACTGCTACTCAAAGCATTTCAGACGTTACTCACTACCTTGACGGAGAAAAGGAATTAATGGAGGAAGAAATGGAAGATGAAAACGAGGAAGAGGACGAAGACCAAGACGAAATCGAAAACAAAATCGTTGTCGAACCAATAGACGTATCTGCGGGAACAAAAACAGATTTAACCAAAAATTTTACTGACGAGGCTATGGGGAACTTGAGAGGTTTCTTAAAAGGTATGGAGGGAGTTGACTTGAGAGATGACTATACGTTTGATTACAAGGACGAACAATACGAAGTTGAGCCAATCATTAACTCTGACGAAAATGGGGTTTCAAATGCCGTGTTTAGCATTTTTGACGGGGACGGAGAAGAAGTAGGAGATGTTACTTATAGCCGTGAGGGTGGAAAACAAAAGTTTACTGCTAACTCGGAATTCTTTAGTTGGAATAATGCGAAGTTTGAAGACGGTGGCTTTATGAATAATGTTTATGCTGACGGTGGTGGAGTAAAAGACGATTACAAAGAATTATCTGATTCTATTCGTAGTACAGGAAAACAATTAACTTGGGAAGAATTTAATCCGCTTAAAAGAGCCTTTATAGAGAGAAGTTTAGAACAAAAATTTGAAAACAAACCTTTTAAAGACTATTATCTTTATTCCATACTTGACAAAAGTTTTTATGAAAGATTTAAAGATGCAAGAAAAGAGTTGACACGTTTAAAAAGACTTATTTTTAACCCAAAACTTATTAAAAAAGTAATGAGGGATAATAATATAAAAGCATCAGTTCAAGAAGCAAATAGAATAAGAGGTGCATCAACTGCAAGTAAAGGTTATAACCTTACAGAAAATCTTGAAAATGGAACTATAAATACATACAGAATTGATGAAGTTGATTTTAATAAAATTGTAGTAGATTTAAAAAAAGCAGGTTTTGTTATTGAAAGAACAAAAGAGCCAAAACGTGATACTATGATGGGGGGTATGGGTAATGGAATGATAGATTTAAAACCATACTATACAGTCAAACAAGTAATGGAATTTTACGACAATTATGATTTTGAAGACGGAGGATATTTTGACGGTACAATTCCAAAAACTTCAAGTTATATGAGTAATTTCGCTAACGGTGGTGGTATTGAATGGGATAAAGATTCTGATAGCATAAGAGCAGAAATGGGAGAATTTAAAATAATGATTACTCCACAAACACAAAGAGGCTACTACGATGTTAACGTTAAAGCAAATAACAAAACAATAGGTAATGAGTATGATGTTTACGGAATAGACAACGCTAAAAACAAAGCGTATGAAATTATTAGCGAATCAAATAAATTTGCTAAAGGCGGAGGTGTTGATGATTATATTAGTATGAAAAGGTTATTAAGTGAATTTAAAAATGAAAAAGAAATTTTTGATGGACAAATAGTTAATAGAGGCACTAATGATTTTAAAATAGAAAATGATAATTTTTACATAAAAAGACCAAATGAAAATTGGAAAATTTTTCGTAAAATTAAATATGCTGACGGTGGCGAAACTGAAGAGGGTGTAGATTTGTTTGAGGATTACGACAATATTCCTCCAAAATTACAAGCAGTATTAGACAAGTACGAATATGCTTTTCAAGACGGAGATTATAGAGATTTAGAAAAAGCCTTAAAAGCGGTAAACGCAATCGGTTATACTTTTGAGTATTACCTTGACGGTCAAGCATACGATTTGAGAAAAATCGGACAAAAAGGTAAATCTGAAGTTGAGGAATATGCCAAAGGCGGAGGACTTGGTAAAAAGTATTATGTTATTGACGCTAAAGATGCCAAAATTCTTTCAAAAGGTTTTGATACAGAAGAAGAGGCAAAAGTTGAAAAATTTAAAATATTTAAAAAAACAAATAATTTCTTTTTAACTCAAAAAGGTGTTGAAGATGTTCGTATGAAATATGCAAAAAAAGATATTGCTACGCTTATTAAAGATGGAAATATGTCTATGTACGATACCAAATATGGTATTATTCATTTGAATTACAATAATGGCGAAATAACCATTAAAAATAACAAATACGACTTTCAAAAAGAAGATTACCAAACTATTTTTAAGGGCGGTAAAGATGCGGGATTGTTTTTCATAGCAGAATCTTACATTGTTGAAGAAATGGCTAATGGCGGAGGAATTGATTATCATAAATTTTATGAAGTTTCTGCCTCAACAAAAAACGGTTATGATTTGTATAAAATTAATGGTATTGAAGACCAAGATGTTTTTATTGGCAACTATAAAAGCATAAAAGAAGCAAATCAAGCAGGGGAAAAATTAGGATTAGAAAAAAGACCTATGTGGCTTCGTTATGGAAAAGGAGGAGCAATGTCAAACTTCGACAAACTTTCAGCCAAAGTAGCAAAAAACTACGAGGGAAAACCTGTAAAGAAAGAATTTCAAAAGGAATATGGAAAAGTATATTCTAAAAAAGAAGCCCAAGAGGTTGGCGACAAAGTTGCAGGAAAGGTAAAATCAATGCAAACTGTCAAAAAAGAAATGGGTGGCGAAACAAAAAAACGTAGTGGAAGCGAAACGTTAAAACAAGCAAATATTTTGGCTAAAAAAATTCGTAAAGACGGCGAAAGTTGGAACGATGCTAAAAAAAGAGCATTTGCACAATTAAAAAAGTAGTATGAACAAAAAGTTATTTTACACAGTAACCACTATGATTGGTATTACAATAATTTACTTTACCATAAGAAAATTCTTTGGCAAAAAGGCGCAACCTGTTGGTAGCGTCCTTTTTGTTGGGGATTCTATTACTGCTATTGAATATAAAGGGAAACCCGTAACTTCAACTTATCCAAACTTTATAAAAAAAGAATTAGAGCCAAAAGGAATTAAAGTTGATGTTGTAGCAGAGGGTGGTAAAAGGACGGATTGGATATTAGCGAATCTTACAGAAAAGTTAAAAACTAATAAGTATGACAGAGTGTATATTTACGGTGGGGTTAACGATATGTTTAGTTCTACCACAAAGCAAACTGCATTACAAAATGTTCAAAAAATGGTTGACTTAATTAAAAGCAAGGGTGCAGAACCTTATGTGATAATTGGTTACGATGCAGAAACTTTTATGGACGAAAATAAATTAAAACCAACCTCTTATGTTCCGACAAAAGCAGGAATGGTAAAATTAAAAAACAGATATATTGATTATCAAAACTCAATAGCAGATACTATTACAGGTGCTACTATTGTTGAAAAGTTTAACATACCAAGTAGTATGACAAGCGATGCAATACACCCGACACCAAGCGGACAAAAAATCATTGCTGAAAGTCTGTTAAAAGACTTGAGAATGAGCATTTAAAATAAAAAACAAGGCATTAATTACTTGCTTATTAAAATTTTATTATATTTGTGGTTAAAATTAACTTTATTTTATAAAAAACACTATGGAAACAATTAATGGATTATTAAAAGCGTTGGACAACAAAGTACCCGCTTCAATGGCTAAAAGATTAGACGGATTAGGAAAACTAAACCAAAAATTAGCAGTAGTAAGAGAGGAACACAATGAAAACCCAACAGAGGATTCGCAAGAGAAATTAGACGAAATTATTGAATTCATTACGGAAACCCAAGATGATTTAATGGAAGATTTGTCTGAACTTGTTGCTAAAAAAAGAGAGGCGGAAGCAAAAAGCCGTCAAATTGCTAAAAATAAGGCAGACGTAGAGGCAAAACAAAGAGCCGAAAAACAAGCCCAAGAAGCAAAAGAAAAAGAAGAATTAGAGCAGAAAGAATTAGAAGAAAAAGAAGCACTTGAAAAAGACACAAAAACTGACCCACAAACTGACCCTAAAAAGAAATCAGGAATCGGTTGGGGTGGCTTAATTGTCGGAGGTGCTTTATTAATCCTTTCAGCAGGGGCAATAAATTATTTTGGGAAAAAACGATAAATGACTAAAGCACAAAAAATTTTAATAGTAGTAGGCGTTGTAGGTGTTGCAATCGGAGGATTTTTCCTTGCGAAATACCTTACTCGTAATGTAAGAAAAATTAGAGGTGGAAGTGTTATCATACAAACGTATGATACTCCTCCTAATGAAGAACCTTTAGACTAATAATTATGGGAAAGTACACAACAGTAGCAATTAAAGTGCCTGATATTAATAGAAGTTTTGTGCAGGGAAGTTATAAGTATTCTGACAAAAGCGTTGCTTTGGCAAATACTAATCTTTTAGACAAAATAGTTAAAGATTATTTAGGTTTCATTAACACTTGGGGTACTGAATTTGAAATTGATAATTCAATAATTGCAGGTTTTATAGCAACTGAAAGTGGTGGTAAAAACGCCCCTGCAAATAAATATGATGCGACAGGTCTTATGCAAGTTACTCCAAATTCAGTTTGGGAAATACTTGTTAAGTGGCAAGTAATGGTTAATTCTCCTTTGTCCGCAAAAGCAAAATCTTTTTTTAATAAAGCGATTCCGTCAAGTAAAAATTTTAACGCTAATACTTTGCCAAGTTCGGCGGTAAAAAGCGAGATAAGAAAAGCGTTACAAAATAATTCTGAATTCAACATAGCAATTGGTACTGCCACTTTAAGATGGCTTTTAGAAGCGTTCAAAGACGGTAACGTTGCAAGTATTAATAAAGTTATGGTTTCTTATAATGCGGGTTACTACTCTATGAAAAACAAAGTTATAGGTAAATTGACAACAGAGCAATTACTTAATAACAAAACAATACCTTTAGAAAGTAGAGGTTATTTATTAAAAATGTTGGGTGTAAATGGATTTTTAGATTTGTGGTTTAAAAAAAACAAAGTGGATATTTAATTATAAGGGATAATGACTAACGGAAAAAAAATATTATTAATAACGGGTATATTAGCAGTTGGCGTTGGTGGTTTTGCTTTGACTATGTATCTTACGAGAAAAGTCAATGAAAAAAAGATGTCGATAATTTACAAAAATGAGGTTAAGGAAATAGTTGAGGATTATGATGTTTTTAATGACCCAAATATAAAGTAAAAATTATGGGAGAAGAAAACGAAAACAATCTTAATGGTGGAAATAGCACCGTTCCTTTATTTCCAAATATACCTCTTGTATTTGCTAAACTATTAGGTTTTTTGGAAGTTACAGGCTTTGCATCTCAATTAGAAAAAAAAGTCAAAGGAAGAGCGAATGTAGGATTTGTTGATAGTGCTTTTGAAGCGATGATGAAAGCGGTTGGTTGGCAATCAAGTCAAGCGTGGTGTGCTTATTACGTTAAATTAGTATTGATGCAACTATTTTCTTTTGATAAAGAGTGGTTGTCAAAAAATATAGGTGGTAGCGCATTGCAAAATTTAATTAATGTGCAAAACTTAAATAAAAAAGGGGATAAAAAGTATGTTGCTTTTACAAGTGGAAAATTACAAGTAGGGGACATTTTTTGCGCTAAAAGAACACAAGGAGGACATACAGGAATAATTGTACAAATTTTAGACGAAAAAACAAATTATTGCGAAACTATTGAGGGGAATACAGACTCAACAAAAACAGGCGAAGGAGATAAAGTAAAAAAATTAAAAAGATACCTTACGGTAGGTAAAAAAAGCGGAAGTATGACCATTACAGGTTTTTTCAGAAGAAATTTTACCGAACAAGAGTTAAAGAATATTAGGTATGATGAAACAAAACAAACGTATGTTTTTGATGTAAAAAATTAAAAAATTATTAAAAATATTGTGTAGTATATGGTTTTTTAGAACTATAAGTTACCAATAACATTTAAAATAAAACAAGAACAACAACAATAAACTATAATTAATGTTAATTAAAAAAAATATTAACAATTGAATTAATTATTTTATGAAAAAAGAATATGTATTAGGTGGTTTAGCGGTAGTTGGTGCGATAGCATTAATTATGTATTTAAAACCAAAAGCCAAAAAGAATTCTGACGGATTTTTTGGAGCAAACGGTATGGCGGGAAGAGTAGCGCAAACTAAAGATAATTGTGCGTGGTGTAAAACGCCAAGCGGACAAATGTATCACACAGGAGAAGATAGAAACTGTAAAAGCGGAGATAGATGCTCAAGCAGATACGCTTATTATCCAAGCAGTTCTCAAGAATAATTAATAATTATATTTAAGATGAAAAAAGAGTATATCATAGGAGGTTTAGCAATCGTAGGCGCAATAGCATTAATTGCTTATTATAATAAACCAAAGAAAAATTCAGATGGTTTCTTCAACACAACAGGTGGTTGTGGTTGTGGGGCTTAATAATCTAATACAAAAATTAAAAATATGAAAAAAGAATATATTTTAGGTGGTTTAGCATTATTTGGAGTTATTGCAATTGTTGCTTATTTACAAAAACCAAAGAAAAATTCAGAGGGATTTTTTAATTTATTAGGAGGCGATAAAAAAAAATATTATTGTAGAGGCGAAAGAGGTAATGTTTATTTGTCCGATACAAGAGAATGTAAACAAGGCGGAACAGTAATCGCAAGTACTTGGGGTTATTAATTAGGAATTAATGGCTTACAAAATTTTACCATATTCAAAAGCACGGGCAGATATATTGAGAGTTGAAATAAAACCCTCAACCAATCCTGTAAAAAAAATTGATGTTTTTAAGAATGGTAAAAAGGTCGCTTCAATAGGGGCTTTGGGTATGAATGATTACCCTACCTATTTGGAAAAAGAAAAAAAAGGGCGTTTTCCGAAAGGATATGCTAAAGAAAGACGAAAGTTGTACAAGCAAAGACACGAAAAAGACCGTCATAAAACGGGAACAAATGGTTGGTATGCGGATAAAATATTGTGGTAAATGGCTCTAATATACGAAAATAAAGTACCTGCATCAATCAGGACACCTTTTATAGAAAAGGTTAAATTAATATCAACAAGAATAGGCGTTGACCCTAATTGGTTAATGGCTATTATGCACTTTGAAAGTGCAGGAACTTTTAGCCCGTCTATTACTAACTCTTTGGGATATGTAGGTTTAATTCAGATTGGAGCAAGTGCAAGAAAAACTTTAGGCGTAACTAAAGAGAAATTACAAAAAATGACCGCAGTTGAGCAGTTAGATTATGTTGAGAAATATTTCAACCTTTACAAAGGAAAATATAAAACATACATTGACACTTATTTTGCAGTATTTTTTCCTTTAGCAATCGGAAAGCCTGATGATTGGATTATTCAAGGGGGTGGATTAACCGCAAAACAAATATACGATGCAAACCCTGCTTTTAGAAATGTAAAAGACGGAAAATTAAGAGTTTGGGAAGTTAAAAAAACAATGTTAGAAAAACTACCTAAAGAATGGTTAAATGACGGAAGTTTTAGTTTAGCAGTAAAAGCATACAAAAATTACATTGCATTAGGTATATTATCAATTATAGCAGGAATTTCATTATATTATTATTATGGTAGGAGCAGTTCAAAATAGTCAAACAGGCACAGAAGATGCTGAATTAGACAAAAAAATTAAAAAAGACGTAAATGCTCAAATGCACCAACATTTGTCAACAGTTTTTGTTGTTGTTGGTATTATTTCTTTTACGTTAGGGGCTATTGTGAATTGGTACACCATTCAAAGAATTAAAGGAGGAAAAGCATAATGAAGATATTCGGACAAGTTTTAGATATTGACGGCTTACCTATGGGGTTAGCAAACGTCACTATTGTATCAGGAGAATTTGCCGATAAAATGGGAGATGAAGCAGATTTGGACGGAAATTTTGTTTTAGAACATAATTCAATTACGCCTGATTCAGAATTTAAAATATCATACGTTGGGTACAAGCCTCAATTTTTTAAGGCTAAAGAACTTCAAGGTAAAAAAATAAAATTATTAGACGATAATATTGTTCTTGACGAAGTTGTTATTAATACAGGTAAAAAACCTAAAAACAATAACACGGTAGGAGCAGAATCAAGTAAAAATAAATTTGTTCAGCACTTACAAGACCATAAAGTTATTTACGCAGGAATAGGTGCGTTAGCAGGATTGTTTTTAATAGTTAGAGCAGTAAGAAGATAAAAATTATGGCAAAATATAAATTTAAAGAAGATTTTATTCAAAATTATCGTGTCTATGATACTAAAATTGGAACATCGTCTTCTGTTGACCAATCAATAAATTATTACAAAGGAGATGTTGTTGATGGCAGATTTGAGGCAAAACATACTGAAAGTGGTTGGGAGGGTCAGCAAATGAATTTTGAAGACAGAGTTTTGATTGAAAACCCAATGCAAGGCAAAGGGCTATTTGACGGTAATGGTGCGCCAAGTATGTTTACAATACCTGCTGATAAATTAGAATTAATTAAAGACGAAAGTTTAATTTCAAATCAATCATTTTTACAAAAACACAAAAACCATTTACTAATTGCAGGAGCATTGGTAATTGGATATTTAGCATATAAAAAATTTAATAAATAAATTATTATGGAAACAGAAGTAGCAGTAGCACCCGTAGCACCCGTAGCAGTAGCACCCGTAGCACCCGCACCCGTTGCACCGTCAGGTGGTGGCGAAGACGTATTTGAAAGTATGGGGTCGCAAAAACCAATGGATTTTAAAAGTTTGCTTGTATTCGGGCTTTTGATTGCATTTTCAATATATGGAATTACATATTACAGAAAAGCAATTGCTAAATTGAACGAAGAGAAAAAACCAAACGATGATTTCCTTAATTTGGTAGATGACGTAGAAGAAGTAAAATACAATGTTAAAAAAGCAATGGGTAAAAAATACTCAACAACTTAATAGTTAATTATGAAAACAGGAACTAAAATAGCCATAGGAGCAATTTCTTTAATTACAGTAGGAACTGCTTTATATTTTTTCGTTTTTAAGAAGAAAAAAACGGTTCAAGACGGAAAGGCAGATGCACCCGCAAAAGATGTTATGCTTGAAAAGATAAAATCTATAATGATTGTCCCAACAGAAACTCAAGAATCAAAAGATAAATTTATTGCAGTTTTAAATAAAATGTCAGATTCAGAAATTAAAGATACTTATTTTATGTCTATTGCATATAAAGACGGTCAAGAACTTTCAGATGATTTAAAAAAAAGTATGGAAGAAATTTCAAAAAAATATAATATTTTTACATAAATAATTATGGCAAAGGATTCAAATAATGGAGCAGTAGTTTTATTGGTTGTGCCTTTAAGTCTTGCTATCTTTTCTTATTCAAAAGGTTATAGCATAGGAAAAGGGGCTTTAGTAACCGTATTAGGAAGCGTGGCAGTAGGCGTTATATTAGGCGCAGGTACAGTTGCTTATATGACGTATGATTTAATCAATAAAGATTACACAAAATAAGACCAAGTAAAATAACAACAAATTACTATGGAAAAAAGCAGAGGATTAGGCGATACTGTTGCAAAAATTACTAAATTTACAGGAATTAAAGCAATTGTAGATTCGGTAACTGAAGATTGCGGTTGCGAAGCAAGACAAGATTGGTTAAACGGCAAAGTGCCTTATGACGGAAAAAACGTTCAAAGAATATTAAAATTATTTAAAAAATAGAAATTATGGCAAAAGCGGTAAACGGGTATTTCAAAGCAATGTTGGAAGCCAAAAAAAACAAATCAGCATCATTTACTTACAATGGTAAAACGTATGTAGCATCAAAAACAAAAACAGGTCTAACAGTTTATAAAGCAAAATAATTATGAACACAAGAGATATAATGTTAGTAGGAGCGGGGGTAGTTGTAGGCTATCTTTTAGTTGGATATTTGAACAAATCAAAAGATAGTTCACAAACAACAACAGGCTCAACAGGTTCGACTCCAACAGTTGACCAAGCGAAAATAGACGCTTGTAACAAACAAGCAGACGACTTTATGATGACTATTAGACCATCAGCAGGTGCAGATTTAGGTGCTATTAGAAAAGAGAAGTTTGATGCTTGTATGGCAGGAAAATCTTAATTAAAATAAAATGAACAAAAGAGATTTAATTTTTGCAGGGGCAGGTTTTGTACTTGGCTACATTGTTTTTAAAGCAATGAATAGAAAAACTACTATCATAGAAGACATTAATCTTCCTGATACATCAAGCCAAACGTTACCTCCTGCATCAACAAATGCAACTGCCGAAGCGGGTACAACTAAAATTGAAGAGCCTGAAGTTGTTGAAACTTTAGATACTCCTCAAGTTGTAATATGTAAAGATAAATGGATTAAATTTGCTGAAACGCAAAAATTTGGTTCTCAAGAACAAATGCAAAACACATACGATAACTTTATGACAAGTTGCGTAGGACAAGGACAAAAATAACACTATGGAGTTTAATGATTTAACATACGGTAATCCAACACACGACCAATTAGGTTTCATTCAAGGAACTTGTTTGGTAGATGACTTGTTTGATACATTTAAAGATGCGGTAGTGCCTAAAAACGACTCGGAATTAGTTAAGGACGAACTTAACGAAGTTGCTGATAGTTTGGCACTAATGTCGCAACCTGAAAATCAAAATTATCTTAAAAGGTATTTAGCGTATGATAGAAATTTAATTCAAGCAATATCAAGCATATTTAAGCAGAAAGATATTGAAGTAGAAGAATTGGTTACGGAAATTGTAAAAGATATTCAAAATCTAATTTTTAAACTTAAATATCAAATTCAAAGACCAAGACCTTATCAATTAGCACAATATTACAAATTAAAACTTTTTCCATATAAAAGTTTTTCTGCTCACACACCGTCATATCCGTCAGGACATACGATAGAGGCTATTGTAATATTAAATGTTTTGGGAAATAAATATCCAACAGAATATCAGTATTGCAAAGAATTGATAGAAGATATAGCGTATAGCAGAGTTTATTTAGGACATCATTACCCAAGTGATAACGAGGGTGGAAGAGAAATAGGAAAAGCAATTTTAAAACACCCTGAATTTACGAAGAAATACGGAATTTAATAACCAAGAACAACTAACAACAATATGAAACACGAGGAATATGAACTACAAAAAACGGTAGCCCGTTACTTATCCTACCAATATCCTGATGTTGATTTTTTATCAGATACGATAGCGTCTGTTAAACTAACTGAAAGACAGGCAGGAAGAAATAAACTCGTTCAAAAAAACGGCTTTAAATGCCCTGACGTTTTAATCCTTGAACCTCGAAATGGGTTTAGTGGATTATTTATCGAATTAAAAATCGAAACCCCTTTCAAAAAAGACGGTACAATTAAGGCTTCTCAAAAAGACCACTTAAAATTACAACACGAACAATTGCTTAAACTTACTTCAAAAGGCTATAAGTCGGAATTTTCGTGGGGCTTTGATATGACTAAACAAATCATTGACGAATACTTAAAGGGATAGTTATGAAAGAGGAAACTAACAACGTGTCTTTAGTGTTTAAGGAATTAGACAAGACAATCCAAATCATAGGGGCTGATAAGTTAATTGAGATTTTAAAATACTCAAGAAAAAACCCACCTACTTTAAATGAAGAACAAATTGAACAAGCATTAAAATTAGTTCAACTTGTTTGTGAAGAATTTAATATTACTTTCGATGATATTTTTGATATGAAGCGAAAAAACAATCGAAGAATATCAATAGGCGTTTGCGCCTTTGTAATACAAAAAGAACTCAAACTCGATAACTCAAACATATCTTATATTTTGAAAAAACCCGACACTTTAGTATCTTTGTACAAACAAGAAATATTGAGATTAAATTCAAACCACCCGTCAGACAGACAGGTATTACAGAAAATTGACAACATTAATGCTAACATAAATAAATTATTTAAAAATGATTAACCAAGAAAACTACGAAGACATTCAAGATGTAGAAATTATTAATGATGATTTCTCGCCTTTAGACGCACCTGTAAAACAAAGGTCGTACACACAACATAAAATGGGCGATGCTCAAGAAATGGGGGAATTGGAAGAACCTACTTTTGAGCGACCAAGTTTCGCAGACCTTGACGGAACTGCCGAAGAAGAAGCAAATGAGCCTGAAAGACCATTCAACGAAAGTTATTCTCAATTAGACGGTAAAGAGAAAACTATGGGTGCGGAAATGATGGCTGAAATGACTTTAGACATCTACGAAAAAGGTTGTTTCTATTTGGGTAAAATTCCCGAAATAAGCGAAACAAAAATTGACAAGTTAATTGCAGAGGGAGAAATAGACCCGAATATTACGCTTCAAACCGAAGCAGGTAATATGCCAATTAAAGATTTTGCCGTTGAATTTAATGATAGCATTAAAGAAGCGTTTGTTGTAAGTGACGAATTCAAAGACAAAGTAAAAGCACCTTTAATTCGTGTATTCAAAAAACGTGGTATTGGAATGACCGATGAGCAATTATTGATGTACTATTTCGGTACTGATATTGCTACAAAAGGCGCACAAGCATTTATGTTGAAGAAAACTACTAATAGCATTTTAGACTCTTTAAAAGAGAACACTATGGCTATGAGAGAAAATAATATGAGAAATTCAAGACCTGAACCACCAAGACCTGAACCTCAACAACAATATCAAGCACCTACATATCAAGAGCCTGTGGCTGATAACGATGTGTCTTATACAGAAAATATAGCGGAAGTTATACAAGAGCCTGTAAGCAGACAAAGAAGAAGACCTGAAAGAAGTGCGCCTAAAACTAATTTAGACGAACAATTGGCTTATTTTGAACCTGAAGAACAAGGCGTTTACAGTAACTTAAAAGATAACGGTGGATTTACAGATGACTTTAAAGATGTAGCAGGTATGCCACAATTCGGCGACCCTGCAATTCTTTCTGAATTAGAAAGATTAAGCGGTAACGAGCCAAAGAAACCTGTAAGAAAACCAAGAACTACCGCAGTTAAAAAACCAAGAGGTAAAAAATAATGGCAAGTAACGTAACAGGTAACGAAAACAACAATAACAATCCATTGTGGGTTGTTATGTTGTTATTTGTTATGTGGCTACTATTTTTTATTTACAAACTATACAAGAATAATTATTATGGAAATTAGAGAACCAAAATTAGGAGTTGCGGTAGGGCGAAAAGGTTGTGGAAAGACCTTTACTACTACCAAGATGATTAAGCAATATGTATTAGGGAATCCCGCTAAAGGAGTTCCTGCAAGACGTGCTTTAATTCTTGATGTAAATGACGAATTTGAAGATATTAAAGCATTAAAACAATCGGATATTGTTAGATTTTCGGCGCACCCTAAAATTGAAGCAAGACGAATAAGACCGTTTCACGATAACGGTGTTAGAATGACTTTAAGAGAGATACAAGAAGTATTATTTAAAATATTAAACGATTATAGAGGTGGATTATTACTTATCGAAGACATTAACCGCTACGTTAGTGACTACTTACCGAATGACCTTGTTGGCGCAATCTGTACTAACAGACACACGGACACAGACATTATTCTTCACTTTCAGTCAATAGGGCGTATCTCGCCTAAAATTTGGCAGAATTTGAATTGGATTAGATTTCATAAAATTACCGATGACGTAATTAAACATAGGAATAAGTTTGAGGAAAAATTAGAATTGCTATTATTAGTAGAAGCGTATATTAACACACAATACGAAGATGGCGACAAAAGGGTTTTTACCTATGTTGACATTGATGACGAAAAAGTTTTGTTAAAAGACAGAAAAAAATTTGAAAAAATAGTTGAAGATTATTTAATAGCCAATCAAAACAAGTTATTGAAGCCTTTAACTTTGAAAAATCCTCTAACTGACACAAAGCCAATGACTTTGCAAGAGGCTTTAAAGTTCAAAACAAAACAATTGATGAAACAATATGTCGGATAAATTATTAAAATTATGAGCAGAAAAGAATTTATAGATAGATTACAGTCAAAATGGATTAGCAGAAAACTTTTAGTTTTTATAATTGCTTCTGTTGCTCTTTTTACGGGTAATGTGCAAAGTTCGGATTGGGTAATTATATCTTCAATCTATATTTCACTTGAGGGTGCAACATCAATAGTTGAAAGAATTTATAAATCAAAACAAGATAATCAGCAAAATATAGAATAGTATGGCTTATAGTTATTTGGATAAAGAAAGTTCTCCTAAAATTTTAGTTCAGGCAAAACTACTTTTAGGGATTAAAGAAATTGTTGGTACTATTCATAATAAAACTATTATGAGTTGGGCTAAAGGTTTAGGTCTTGAAAAAATATACACATCTGACGAAATCGCTTGGTGTGGATTATTTATGGCGGAAGTTTGTAAGAGAGCAGGGGTAGAAACTAACTTAACTCCTAAAGATTCATTGTGGGCTTTAAATTGGAGTAAATTTGGAACAAAGCAGTCGGTAGCAATGCTTGGAGATGTTATAACATTTAAAAGAAAACAAGGCGGACACGTTGGCATCTATGTTGGGGAAGACGACACTTGTTATCATATTCTTGGAGGGAATCAATCAAATATGGTTTGTATTACTCGAATTGAAAAATCAAGGGTAAACTCGATAAGACGTACAACTTGGAAATTAAAACAACCAAGCAACGTAAGAGTAATAAAAGTCGAAAGTAATGGTATAATTTCTCAAAATGAAAGTTAGTATGGAAAATCTAAAAAATGTATTATCGAATAAAATTAACTTGTTATTAATTTTGGCAGGACTTGTTTTAGTTTTTCAACTATTTAGTTTATTAAGTAACGGAAGAGAAGCACTAAAGGTAAATTACATTAAAGAAGAAATATCAAAACTAAAAGAAGATGTACAAGAAATCTACAAGTCTGAAAAGGCTTTGGATAAAAAGATTGATACTTTTAATTTACAAATTAAAAATATACACGAAGCGGTAATCATTAATAATACAAAAATAGAAAAACTAAAAAAAGATGAAAAAATCCAAATTGATAAGTTTAAGTCTTATAATGCTCGTATGTGGGAACGCTATTTCACAGACAGGTATTCCAAAAAGCAATAGTAAAGTTTCTAATTTAGTAACTATTGATACTTTAATAGCAAGGAAAATAGCAAACGACCTTGTTAGTGGCGATTTTTGTAGAGCAGAAATCAAATTAGTAAGAAGTAATCTTTTGTTAACCAAAAAAGAAGTAGTGCTGAAAGACAGTATTATAAATACTTTGGGAAAACAAAAAGAAAAACTTAATTTGATTATTTCAAAAAAAGACGAAATGTTTACCAAGCAAGAGGAAATATCTAATACATATAGAAAAGAACTCTCCAAACAAAAAAGGACAACGTTCCTTTATAAGTTCCTCTCTGTTTTAGGGGTATTATCAACAACTTACTTTATTATAAAATAAGAATCAAAGCGCACCAACACGGTGCGTTTTTCTTTTATAATTAATTTAAAATAGTTTGAAAATAATTTGTTAAAGATAAAGTAGGCATTAACATATATTAAATGTTGATTTATATTATACTTTTGACTTGATATTATTTCTGTAAATAATTATCATTAAAAATAAGTTTAATCAAAAAAATCATTCTGTAATGAAAAACGAAATTGTTCCTTTATTAAAAAGTGTTGCCGTAGTAGTTGTTGGTGTGTTGATTGCGAATTATGTTCAAACAACATTGTTAGCGAAAAAAGTTGACGCTCCTGCAAAAGTGTAATTTGGTTTCAAACCGAGTTTTAAAAAAAATTATTAAATTATAAAATTAATCAAAATGTCAAACGTAAGAAGATATTTAAGTAATGCACGTCAAAGTGCAATGGAGTCTTTCTCAAACGCTGATGGATTCATCGACCAAGACCTGTCTTTCACAGGAGATGATTTCTTTAGAGCAGACGGAGGAATGGCTATGGGTGGAGATATTCAAACATCTCAACCTTATATTATTAACGTGACTTCTACTTCAGGGTCAGCAGTTTCTAATTTTGACGTATTAGGTTCATACCAATACATCAACAACGCAGGTTTCCAAACAAATGGAAATTTGGTTATCGGTTCTATAACTATTAGTTCAGGAATCCCTAACATTAACTACCAAGAGATGTTGTATCAATTTATGAACAACCCATATTCTGTTGGTTTAACTTACATTCAATCGGCTACTGCTAACCAAGTGTTACAAACATTGGCGGTTAACACAAGAGATGCGAATGGTAACTTGGCACAAAAAACATTAGTGCCTACAATTGACCCATATCAGCAACAAACTACGATTATTGCGATGAAGTATGCTTACAGAATTGATGGTTTCACAAAAATCACAATTGCTCAAGTGTTAGCAAATGCTACTGTATCGTTATACTTCTACCCTGCTGATAACATCAACCTTGCGAGAGCATTAGGTGGACAACCTGTAAGCAGACAATTCGGTACGCCTCCTGTAACTAATGGTCAAACCATCAAGTTAAGAGCGTAATTATCAGAAATGATATAACGAATTAATGTATAATTTAGAAAGAGAGCAAGTGATTCATTTCTACTTGCTCTTTTTTGCTTAAAAACAAAAAATTATGAACGTATTCAAATATGTTGCAGAGTCTAATCCAAATGGTGCGGTACAAATAATCAATTCTTTTGGTTACGATGTAAGAAACACTTCTGATTTAGGTAAAAGTTTGAGTGAGTTGGTAGCCGAAGTGGGAGAACCTGCTTTTAAGAAAGTTATGGACAACCACCCCGACAAAGATGTTATTTTAGAATTATACTCAACTGACAAAACCGAAGACAAAGAAGAAAAAAGTTGTGGTTGTGACAGTTGTAAAAACAGAAGCCGTAATAATGAGCATTTACAATACTTAAACGCTACGGGAGTAGGAACTTTTGCAGATGAAAAATCAAGCACTTCAACAACGAATACACATTTATTGGCAAACCAAACGAATGTTATTTTAGTAGTTTCCGCTTTGTTTATAGCGACTGCATTAATTTTAAAAAATAAATAAAAATGGCAAAAAATATTCAACCAACGATTGAAACAGGAGCAATGACTTTAGTATTGCTTGTTAAAAATTATAGAAGCCAAATGATTGCTTTATTGTTGAAAAATGGAGTTACTGTTCCTAATGGGGCTTCATCTCAAGAAATTGCAACACTAATGGCTAACTTATTAAAAGTTTCTAAATCTTTCTTTGTAGATTTAAACAACTTTTTACAAAACCCTAAAGTAATACAAACTCTTGCAGGAGGATTGACTGAATCTGCTCAATATTTCAGAGCAAGTGGAAGTAATTTCGCAGGTAAAAGAGAGGGTAATGCTCAATACTTTAGAACTACGGGTACTGATACGCCTGACGCATCAGGTACACCACCAAAAAAGACAGGATTTTGGTCAGACCTTAATTTCGGAAACTTATTTTCTCAAGCATTAGGTGCTTTCGGTCAATATGACAAAAACCAAACTGATAGAGCAATTGCTGATGCACAAGCAGGTGTTGGCGGTTATACAGGAGGTGGATTACCAACAGGCGGAAACACAGGTGGAAACACAGGTGGTGGAGGCGGTGGAGGAAAAACTCCTGACGATAAAATGAGTACAACTTTAATTGTAGTATTAAGTTTAGTAGGCGTTGCAGTATTAGGTACTGTTATTTATCTTGTTGCAAGACCAAAAGAATAAAAAAAGACAGTTATGGTTATAGATGAACAGATGTTATCAAATATAATTGGTAGTTCCGTTGGAATGTACCCAAATGATGTTGCGGATATGCTTGTTCGTAATAATGTACTTGCACCTGCACCTGATTACACACTAAACCAATTGGTTGAGGGTGTTTTTCTTGGTTTAAATCAAAACTCAAGTTTTGCTGAAGAGTATGGTGCTTGGTTAGAACAAGTAGTAACTACATTAACTTTTTAAAAAAAAAGATATGGCTTGGGAATGGAGTAAAATAATAGGTTCAATCGCACCTGCACTTGTAGGTCTTGGAGCAGGTTTGATTATGAATAATCAAAATGTTCAAAACGCACAAGGTCAAGCAAATGCTCAACAAGATGCGCTTAATAAGCAATACGAAATTGCAAGGCAAAACGCATTAAACATTCAGGCAATGCAACAGGCAGGTAAAGAACCTCCTAAAGAAAAAAGCAATACTGCCCTCTACATAGGTTTAGGTGTTGGCGGTGTCGTATTACTCGGAATCGTCATTTTTGCGGTTACGAGAAGAAATTAAATTTAAAAAATTATCATTATGCAAGATTTTTTAGCACAAGCAAAAGACATAGCAAGTAAAGATAAAAGAGAAGTTCTTTTAATAACTACAAAAGCGTCAGTTAATGGTGCGGTTACAGGACTTGTTTTGGGTTTAATGTTAGGTTATTGGAAAAATAAAAACATATATGTTACAGGTCTTATAGGTGCTATTATTGGCGGTGTGGCGACAAGTATCATAGTTAATAAAAAATAATTAATTATGGATTCATCAAAATTACTAATAGTTGGAGGAGTAGTTTTAGGAGGTTTTTACCTTTATAACAAAAACAAAAAAGATGCTGAAAATGCTAAAGCATTATCAGATGCTCAAGCATTAGCATTGGCAAATGCTCAATCACAAACTCCACCTACTCAAACTACCGTTCCTGTTGATGATTTAACAGGGTTTTATACTCCTGCTGAAGCAACTAAAAAAGCATTAGAAGTTGTCACTAAATGGATAAGTCTTTTAGACGCTATTCCAAAAGAAGCGTTAACTCAAGAAAATAAAAATGTAATTAATCAAAGAATTTGGGCTGAAAATGATAAACAGGCTAAAATTGGTTATGACAAGGCTTTAGCAGATGCTAAAGCAAAAAACCTACCTAAATTTACTTTCCAAGATACTACTTATTGGACTATTAATGAAGAAGACGTAAGAAATGGAGGTTTTACAGGTTTAGGTTCTACTTGGGTAAGAAATCCAAATTATATATATTACGACAATTCTTTTAAAAATTCACAAGGCAGAGAAGCAATTTTAATGAGTGCTTTACAAATTGCAAGAATGAGTAATCCAAATGACCCTGCGACTTTAGGAGATTATGTAAAATATGTAAAAACACAAGAGTTTTCAAGAATTTACGACATTTTAAAAGAAGTATTTACCACAATACCAAAATCTGATGTTAATAAATTAGTAGTTTTACTACCTAAATATTTAATGGCAGGAAATGATAATTTCGCTTATTTCCAAACTGAATACGAAAAAAATCCTTTTACAATAGAGGAACAATTATATTTAAAAGACATTAATATTGAAGAATTATTAAGTCCGAGAAAAAAACCTATGATGCCAAACAATGTTTTTTACGGTCAAGGAATTGAAATGATAAAAACACCAATTTTTGCAACGGCATCATTATTACAATCAGCAAGATAAAAATTTAAAAAATAAATAAAATGAAAAAACCAAATATTATGTTAGCAGTAGTAGGATTAGTAGTTTCTCTTGGAGTAGTTTACGGATATACTTATGTTATTGGTAAGTCTTGGAAAGCAAGTCAAAAATAATTAATTTAAAATTAATAAAATGGAAATTTTAAAAGACAAAAAGTTTATTATTGGCGCATTATCCGTAATTGGAGTAATAGCAATAATTTCTTATTTTAGAAAACCAAAAATAAATTCAGAGGGATTTTTTGGTGCAAATGGTACTCGTAGTTTAGAAACCGCTCCTGTTTCTGAAATTTCTCTTCCAACAGGACAAAATAATATACCGACAACATTTACAAGAAAAGTATTTACAAATGGCGGAATGAAAAATTATTGTGGTAGATACGATATGATTGCAGGTAAAAAAGGGTTTGTTTATAGATTACAAAGCGATTTAGTTAGTGCTTTTGCAAACGCAGGGGCGTTATCAACTGTTACTTTTGCAAATGGTAATTTCTATAATTCAAATGGAAATGTTATTATAACTCCCGCCCCAACAATAATATCTTATGCAGATTTTAAAAACGCTTGGTTTAATGGTCAAACTTGTAATTAATAATTAAAAATAAAAAAATGGAAAAAAAGTATATCATCGGAGGTTTAGCAATTGTAGGTGCATTAGCATTATTTGCTTATTTAAAACCAACAACCGCTAAAAAGAATTCAGAGGGATTCTTTGGAGCAAATGGGAAAACAAATTTTGCAAAAGCAAACAAACCTTGTACAAGATGTAAAAGACCAAATGGGACTTACTATACACCAACAGGGGTAGAAACAGGACAATGTTTCAACTACGCAACTTGCGTTTAGTTAAATAAATCAGAAAATAAAAAAAATTATAAACGTTAAAATAAAAAAAAATGGAAAAGAAGTATATCATCGGAGGTTTAGCAATTGTAGGTGTATTAGCAATTATTGCTTACTATAATAAACCAAAAAAGAACTCACAAGGTTTCTACGGAATGAACGGTTCTTATTATAGATAAGAATAAAAAATATTAACATTTAAAATTAGAAAAAATGGACGACAATTTTTATGATGACAATAAAAAGTCAAGTAGCACAAGTGATTTAATCTATATTGGATTATCAGCAGTAATGGTATTTGGATTAGTTTATCTTGTAGGACGTGCTTGGAAAAAAAGCCAAACTGCATAGGTAAAAATGGTTTCAATTCCGCACCCTAAATATAAATTTAAGGAAGATTTTACGGCAAAGTTATGTACTAACTTTTACGAATCTTATTCAACCAAAAAACCTTGTAATTCTTACGAGGATTTGGTGTTTAAAAAAGGGAATGTTTTTGAAGCAAACATAAACGTAGATAATAAAGACCCAAATATCATTTTTGGCTTTGCTAAAATGACACCTTTTGAAGTTCCTTTAAATGTTTTAGAAAAAGTTGATGATTCAACTCCTATTACAGACATTGTTCAAGGCGACCCTGAAGTAAATAAAGCAAAAAAACAAGCCATAATTGATGCGGAAGAAAAAAGAGTGAAAATGATGTTTATTATACCAACATTTCTTATATTAGCGGTTGTTTGGGTATATGGTATCAAAAAACTTTAACGTATGGAAAAAGTTATAAAGATAGGGGCATTATTAGTAGTATCTACGGGTATTATTTACGCTTCTTACATTATGCACGATAATTATGTTAAGAAGAATAAAGATAAGTTCAAAGAAGTTCTACCTCTATTTTCAGGTGGCACAATGGGTAATATAGGGTGTGTAGTACCGCCCTGTTTTTAAAAAATAAAAAATTATGAGTAAAAATACAATGTTTTACGGATTATTAATAGCAGGTGGATTACTTGCCTATTATGCTTGGAAAAAACAGTCTGCTAAATCAGATGCAACTGCAAATACCAATTTGAATTCTTCTACAACAGGAACTTTTGTAGATGATGTACCTGTTTCAGAGGCTATTGTTGGTGCTTTAGATAATACGGGAGGTATTAAACCTGTGAAAACTATAAAAGACAAAATAAGTCAAATAGTTGAGCCTTTAATTGGTACGCAAGTCCAAACTGAAACAAATAATGTTAGACCTCAAGGATTTGCAGAAATTACCTACGAATCATAAATAAAAAACCTTATGGAAACTAAAAAAATTATAGGAATCGTTATATTAGGGGCTTCGGTAGGGCTATTAGTTTATCTTTATAAGGGCTTCTTAAAACCAAGAATTGAAGTTGATAACGAAATAAAAGACGGTAAAACTTCTCCAACAACAACAACAACAACAAAATAAACTATGGAAAGTAAACAGAAAAGTCCAAATAAAATTTGGAGAGAAAGCGGGACTTCGTTAAGTTTCGCCGATTGGATTCAAAGAGAAAAAGACAAAGGTGCATTTTTAACTAATAAAAAGTTTGAAAATTTTGCTAATGTAGATGGAGATATTGATGATGAAACTTGGATTGAGCAAGTAAAAAAGCAAAATAGAATTAATTTAGGTATTGATTTACCAATTGATGATAAACCAAAGGATAATACATTTTTAGGTTTGAATAAGACGGTTCTATTATTATCAGGATTGATTATAATTGGTGCAATAGGATATAAAATTTACCAAAAAAGAAAGTAGTATGAATTTAAGGTTAGATACACGATACGAAGAAATGTGCTTGGTGGTAAAAGTAGCGGTTACAATGCCTACTAAAGTCAGAATTAAAATTTATGACGAGCAAAAACCAAAAATCGTTTTTACCAATAGATACAAGACCGTTAATTCTGATTACACTTTTTATGTTCGTATGCCAATTACTTCTAAAAGCATTATAATTTCTGTTTATGATGATAGAAAGGGGAATACTCCTCAAGAACAAGAAAAAAACGTAAAAGTTGTTTCGGTTGACAAAACACCTTTACAAAAAAGAATAGATGTGGTTGACATTCACAACCCAACAATAGCATATTTTGTTGATTTTGCGCAGAGATTTTGTTTCAATGCGCCTTATTTACAAGCAAACAAATCGTATCAATCAGATAACGGAAGTTTTATGATTGAATTGTTACCAACGATAATAGATTCAAAAGGAAAAGAACTTACAACACCTGCGAGAATATCAAGAATGACGGGTCGTATTCAAGTGTCAAAGAAACTGTTTGACGAATACACAATACCTATGAGATTTGCGATTCTTTGCCACGAGTTCAGTCATTTCTACGTTAACGAAGATATGCACGATGAAAGCGAGGCTGACATAAATGGACTATTGATTTATTTAGGACTTGGTTATCCAAGAATTGAGGCGTGTGAAGCCTTTTTAGAGGTTTTTGAACATTACCCAAGTCAGGAAAATAAAAGACGTTACGATAAGATTAAAAACTTTATCGACAACTTCGAGAAAAATAATATAGTTTTTAAATAAAAATAAAGGATTATGGAAGAAATTACTGCATTACCATCAGAATTAATAGCAACGCCAATTAAAATGGCATTACCTATCAAAATTAAAGATACGGGTTCTATCATATTAGAAAACCCGCTTGGTGTTCTTGAGAAATTAGGGAAATATGAATTTATTTATGATTATAAAGTCAATGTTTCAAGTTGGTGGGATAGCATATATGCTTCAAGTATGCCATTAGGACAAAGTTTAGTTCCACAATCTAATTTATTAAAAGAGGGTGGTTCAAATGCTAATATGATTGCACCAAGTGGATATTGGTCAGGACAATCTTCTCCGCAACCTGTAAAGGTAAATTCAGACCCACAAGTAGGTACTTTTTCAAAAGGCAACATAGTAAATGTGCTTCGTTTTGACGGGTCTAATGCTATTATTCAAAACCCGAATTATATTGACCTTGACCCTAACGCACCAAAATCATTTTGGGCGGGATTAATTGGGGACTTAAAAAATCAAAAAGAATTTAAAATTCCTAAAGAATATTTAAGAAAAGCAGATGATAATTTAGCGGTTACTGTTTCAACAGGAATTCTTTATGGGGCTAATATGATTCCACAAATTGTTTATAATTATCCTATAAAAACAATTCCTACAAATCCTATTACTCAAACAATTCTTGAAGAAAACGCAAGTTTTGTTTTAAGTAGAGATTTTCAGTATGTTTCGGGCTATGGTTCAAGTTATTGCAGTCCTGATGGACTTTGTACTGCTGATATGTCGCCTAAATATTCTACATTAAAAGCAGGAACAAAAGTTACAGGGCGTTTGTTTAGAGAAATTGACAATACGGCTTATAAATTACAAATGGGAGCAATTACGCCACCTAATTACAAAGACTATCTTGCAGTAAAAGGCTATGGTTCTCAAGGCTCAATTAATATTCCAATTGAATATTTGAGCAAAGAAGTCCCAACAAATAGTTCAACTAATAGCGGTGTAGTTTTACCCGTAGAAGACAACAACAAAAATCTTTTGATGATTGTAGGTGCTTTTTTAGTGGGCTACCTTTTATTTAACAAAGACACTCCAACTACTTAATAAATCTAAATTATGGCAATTGAAAGACCCTTATTGATTAAAGAGCAAACATCACTTCCTATTAGTTATTTACAGGAAGAAGAAATGATAAAACCTATCGTTAAAGATAGACCAACAGGTAAATTTGTTTTCTTATATGATTATGAAACAATAATTTATACTAATGAGGCAAAAACAATAATGGCTCAATCTAAAGGCAAATTTACTTTACCTGCAAATTCATCATTTAATTTAAAATACTCAAAAGGAGATGTTGTTGATGTCGTTAAGTTAGGTGTTAGTATGGACGGAATTGGAAATCAATCAATTATTAATGATTTAAAAATTATTGACGTTCCAAAATTTGTAAAACCATTGTGTACAAGTTTGACATCTTATACAGAAAATTGTCCAACGCCTCAATCATATTCTCCAACAATAACAATAGATAATAATTTAGGTTGGTTACAGAAAGTTGCAGACAATACACCTTTAACATTAAAGTTAGGTACTAATTTTGGTAAAAATCCAAATCCTGCCACGCCTGTTAAGTTACCACCTCTTGAAACGCCTACAACAGATAAACCCGTTATTACAAACGGAATTCAAGACACGACAGAAACAAAGAGTTTCTTTGATGATAAAAATAATTTACTAATGATAGCAGGGGTTCTTTTAATAGGGTACTTGTTGTTAAATGATAAAAGCGAATAATTATGGCTACTAAAACTATTAATGTAAATAAAACTTTAACCCTTGTTTACTTCAATAATTTAATTCTACAAGAATTAAAAAAGAACGGAATTAACTGTTGGATTGCAGGAGGTGTTTTAAGAGATTATTTCACAGAAAAACCCTTAAAGTCTGATTGCGATATTTTCTTCCCAAACATTACGGAATTTGATAAAGCAAAAAAATACTTGCAGTCTAAAGGTGCAAAAACTATTTGGGAAAGCGATAACGGAATGAAAGTTACCTACAAAGGGAATACTTACGATTTAGTAAAAATATTTGCTAAAAATCCTATGGACACTATTGCCCGATTTGATTTTACAATTTCAATGTTGGCTACTGATGGTAACGACTTGTATTATGGTAACAACACTCTTAAAGACTTACAGGATAGAAAATTAGTAATTAATACTATTGTAAATCCTTTAAGCACTTTGAAAAGAGTTTTGAAGCATTACAGAAAAGGTTATACAATGTCTGCTGAAGAAACTAAAAAGTTATATACATCATTAAATAATTTGCCTTACGACACGACAGACGATTTATTAAATGCAAATGGAAGTTCAGGACAAGGTTTAGGTCAACCAAATTATACAGTTGAAAATGTAGCCCCTCCCGTTGTAAAGCCTGATTATTTAAAATATGCAATGTTTGGAGTTCTTGCAATTTTAGTTGGTTACGCAATATTTAAAAAATCTAATAAACCTGAATAATTATGGGAAGTTTTGGAGGAGTTAATATAGATGCTCAAAATTTAGTTCAAACAGTTCAGTTGGCTGAACAAAAAAAGATACTTGAGCAGGAATTAAAAGAGCAAGAAAGAATGTTCGCATTATCACAATCTTTAACAGATTACCGTCAGGGATTATTAAATTCTACATTTCCTGACGGACAATATTATGTTACGGCTGATTTTAATTCACAGTTAGTACGTTTTCAAGGAGATGCTCGTCCAATGGAGGGTATGGATATGATGCCTACACCTGTGGTAAGAAATTTTAAAAAAGGCGAATTAGTGACTGTTGTTACTTTTGTGAAAGATATGGCTATGACAAAAGTAAAGGTAATTCAAACTGACACGGGTAATTTTTACGCAGACCAAAACAATCTTTCTAAAACAAAACCTGCTGAACCTGTAATTACGGAATCAAAAGAGGAAACGAAACAGAGAAACGGAGATAACACAAAAATAATGATAGCGGTTGCTTTTATATTGGGGTATCTTTTAACAAAAGAGTAATTTACTGACTTATGGCTAATAAAAAAGTATTGATTATTGGAGGCGTTGTTGCTTTAACGGGATTAGTCTTTTTTTTAATACCGCCAAAGGCAAAAGTTGTAATTAGAAAAGACGGTTCGGGAACGGCTTCTTTAGGAGGTTCAACAAAAGAGTTTACAACTGAAAAAAGTGCGGACATTACAACTTTTAATGGATATGAATTACACGCCGATAGTAATAAAATTTGGTTAAGAAAATGGGGCAGAGATGTTCTTAATAAAGACGGTTCGGCAAAAGTAGAAATTGTAGCAGAATAAAAATGGAATCAGGAACAAAAAAAATAGTATTAATAGGTGGTTTGGTAGTCGCAGGATTAGCAACATTTTATTTTTTGTCTAAAAAGAAACAAAAACCAAGACCTGTTGGAATAATTGACGATGAGGAAGTTGATTTTGATTTTGAAAACGCAAATGGCTCAACTTATTCAGGTGGAGTTAAAGAGGGGCTTACATTATCTGTTAATGATTATAAAAAAAGCCTTGAGCAAACTATTAACGACAAAACATACGAAAAGTATTTAGGTCGTAAAATTTATACTTTACAAGATAAAGTAAACGTAAGAATGGGTGCGGGAGTTAATAATGGAATTATTAACAATATAGCAGGTACAATACCTTTAAAAAAATCATTTATTGGTAAAGTAGTTACGGCTAAATTAGGAGATGATAAAAAAATATGGTTTGCAGTTAATGAAGAAAACTCAAACCAACTATTTGAAATTAAAAAGAATTTCAGTTGGGATATGATGAAGCCAAAAGACCCGTCTTTACGTTGGTTTAGGTCAGACGTTGTGGTTGTTAATATGAACAAGAAAAAATAAGGTTATGAGCAATAAAAATTTAATTTATTTAGGAGTTTTAGCAGTTGTTGGTTATTTATTGTTTAAAAAGTACAATAAAATAACTATTACAGAAGCAAAAGAAGTTTTAAATGATTGGAAGAAAAATTTTGATTCCAAAAATCTTGATGGGATAGTCAATAATTATAGCCAAGATGGTATTTTAGTATCTACATTTGGCGATATATTAGTTGGTAGAGAATCTATAAAAGAATACTTTGTTGGGTTATTTAAAAAAGATAAATTAGGAGTGGTTTATTTAGACGAACCTCAAATTGTTAATCTAAATGGTTCAATTACTTTAACGGGATTATACGAATTTAGTTATTCTGAAAATGATAAAATTACTAATGTAAAATCACGTTACTCTTTTATATGTAAAAAGATAAACGGAAAAAATTATATTATAAAGCAACATTCATCTGTTGCAAATTAAAAAAAAATTATGAATAATAAAAATTTATTAGTAGGAGTTGGTGTAGCCGTTTTGGCTTATTATTTATATAATCAAAACCAAAAGAAAAAACTTCAAGCAACGCCTTATACAGATGTTGAATTAGATAAGGTTGCTACTGATTTTGTTAATCAAGAAATAAAAAGAATTTTGGAAATAAATCCTAAATCTGAACCAATTGATGTTGAAAAAGGTAAAAATGAAATATTAAATATCGTTAAAGTAGCAAAATCAAATAATAAAGATGTAAGTAGAGCGAATGTTGATAGAATAATTGAAATTATAAGAAAATTTCAAAGAAATCAAATGGGGGATAATTCTATGGGTATTGCAACACCTGAAGAAATGAGTTTATTTTATGATTTTAGAGGAGTAGATAAATTTACTCAAACTCTTGCTCAAACTCCTGCTCAAAATAATCAATATGAATTAAGTTCTGCGCCAAAGGTTGCAAATAAGCCTTGTAAAAAATGGGTTCAAATTAATTGTATAACAACGCCTTGTCCGCCAATGTGTGCAGAATACTAAAAATTAAAATATATAAATTATGAATAATAAAAATTTATTAATAGGACTTGGCATAGCCGTTGTGGTTTATTATTTATATAATCAGAACCAAAAGAAAAAACTTGAAACAGTTCCTTATACAGATGCGGAATTAGATAAGTTAATTACTGACCTTGTAAATAAGTCAAATGCGTTTGCTTTAAGTAAAGGTATAAAAGTGCAAGACCCACAAAAAGGAATTAACGAATTAAAAACTCGTTTTGATAATGCCAAAACTAATGGAAAAGATTTAAGCAGAGCCAATGTAGATAAGTTTTTTAAAGCATATTGGATTATGATTTTAAATCAAGAGGGAGATAAAAGTCAGGGCGTTTCTACGAAAGAAGATTCGGATTTAGTGACAAGTTTTTTTAATCAACCTCAATCTAATATGATTGCGACACAGATTTCAGACAGACCTTGTAAAAAATGGGTGCAACCATTATGTAAAACAACACCTTGTCCTCCTATATGTGGAGAATATTAAAAAATAAAATATAGAAACTATGACATTAGACGCAAAACAAAAAAAGTATTTATTAATCGGAGGGGCGGTTGTATTAGGGATTTACATAATTAGTAAATGGCTTCACAGTATGCCTAAAGCCGAAAATCCTGATTTACAAACTCCTACTTTAGATGAGGAAAAAGTCCTTAAAAAAGGTTCTCAAGGGGCAGAAGTTTCTGAATTACAAAGAGTTCTTAAAAAAGATTATAATGCTATTTTGGGCGATACAGGTGTAAATAAAGACGGTATTGACGGAGATTTTGGATTATTGACTGAAGTTGCTTTAAAGAAAGCAAAAAACGTTACAGAAATATCATTAAAAGATTTATAATATGAAAGTAGATGTTAAAGACAGAAAAACCCAATTAATTATTGGTGGAATAGTTGTAGGATTAGGGGTATTAATTTACTTCTTATTTAAAAACAAGCCTTTGGGCGTTGAGGTTATGGAAATCCCCGACCAAACTATGCCTGAACCAAGCACTTTAGATGTAAATTTAGTCTTAAAACAAGGTTCTGAAAACCCTGAAGTTGCTGAAATGCAAAGAATTCTTATTGAAAAATACGGTCAAAATTTAGGTACTTTTGGAGATAATCAAGACGGTATTGACGGTATATTTGGTACAGTTACTTTGGCAGGTTTATTAAAAGCAAAAAATGTAAGTCAAATTGCATTAAAAGATTTATAAAATGGGAAAAGGGTATTACATAGTTGGTGCGTTATTAATTGGAGTTGGTGGATATTTTCTGTATAGTAAAATTAAAAACGGAAACGTAACGTTCAATTTCAAGAATGAGGGTGTAGCAGAAGCGGAAGCAGGGAGTCATTTAGAACCACCTATGGAAACGCCTACTAACATTCCACCAAACGCAACACCACCTTTTGTTCCAACAGTTTAAAAAAATAAGTTATGAAAAATAATCAAAAAGTATTATTAGTTTCAATAGGATTAGTTGCTTTAGGAATATATTTATTCTTTAAGAAAACTCCACAACCAACTGAAGAAAAAACTAATTCAGGAAATAGCACAGAACCTGCAAAAGCAGATTATGATAAAGTATTGAAAAAAGGCTCAAAAGGAGTTGAGGTTGGGATTCTTCAAAGAGCATTAAAACAATTAAATGATGATGAAGATTTTGGCGATAAAACGGAGGCAAGATTAAAAGCAGTTATGAAAGTAACTCAAACATCATTGAACGATTATAATAAATTCATTACTAAAAAATAAAAATATGAATAAGACAGTAGTCATAGCAGGAAGTTTTCTTGTATTAGGAGTTGGAGCATATTTATACTTTAGACCTAAAAAAACAGTAACGACAGGTGCGGGAACGACAGGTGCGGGAACGACAGGTGCAGATACAACAGGTACAGGCACAACAGGTACAGGGACAACAAGCGTACCTCCAACGGGGACTACTTTGTCAACACCTGCTCAAGTCGAAGATTTGGCAAAAAAAATTGCTGAAGCAAAAAGTTTAGCAACTAAAATATCAGATAAAAGAACTAAAAGAAGTTCTTATTTAGTTATAAGTTTGAGAGATTATGCAGTTGCTTCAGGTAATGAGTTTTGGGCTAATAATGACCAAATGCTTAAAGTTTTAAAAACTAACGAAATTGCTAAATTAGAAAAAGAAATTCAAGAATTAGACGAGCAAATCGGTAAGTTGGGTTATATGGAAGTTAATGGTTCAATAGCCAAAATCGTATAATAAATTAGAAAAATTATGGACAAGAAAGCGGTAATAATAGGAGGTATAGTTGTATTAGGTTTAGGAGCATATTTTTACTTTAAACCTAAAAAAACAGATAATTTAGGAACAGGTACTTCGGTAGGAGGATTTACTAATCCAAATTCACAAATAAGCGTACCGCCAACAGGAGAAGTTATAACTTCCCCTGAAGAAGTTGAAAAAATTGCTCAAAAAATTGCAGATGCAAAAGCACTTGCGATAAAAATTGATGCTTTAAAGACTGAAAGACGACAAATCGCATTACAACCAAGCGGACAAGGCGGAGTTTTTGGTGGAATTGGAGGGGAAAGAGTTCAAAGTTTAATTCGTAGTGTAAGAACTAAAGAATTAGACACACAAATAGCCGATTTAGAAAAGTTGATAACTGATTTAGGGTATGCAGAAGTTAATGGAAAAATAACTAAAATTGTATAATTTTAATTAACTTTGTGAAGATAATTTAGAATTTAAAGTACAAAAAAGTCTTAATATGGCAGTAATAAATTGGAATACAGTTCCCGATTATGATGAATGGGGTGTTGATAGTTCGTGGAATTGTCAAGAGTGGATTATGTGGCATAAAACTTTAGTTCAAAAATTTAACAAATCAACTGCTAACGAAATTTGGAATTATGCTTTTGCTAAATCAGGTAGTTTAAGTGGTAATCTTGATTGCCGTACTTTTAATTCCGCTTTCAGACAATATGTAAGAGATAACGGCTTATCGCCTTATCAAAATGCAGGAATTTTTACTCCTGTTTTGCAAGGTTATGGAACTGCAAGTGATATTGTATTAGGAGGTCTTGATACGGTATCTAATGTGAGTACAGGAATATTTGGCGGTATAAATTCTATTTTTGGAGGAGATGGTTTTAAAAAGACATTAAGCATTGTGTTGATAGTAGGCGGAGTGATAGGTGGTGCTTATGTATATAACGCATTTAAAAAACGATAATATGGCAGTAATAACTTGGAATAACGCACCTGATTATGATGAGTGGGGTTGGGACAATTTTTGGAAATGTGACGATTGGATAACTTGGCATAAAAAATTAGCGGAGCATTTTGGAGAAAATACCGCAACAGAAATTTGGAATTACGCATTTTCAAAAACAACAAATTTGAGTTCTAATTTAGATTGTAATTCATTTGATTCAGCATTTAGAAAGTATGCAAAAGAACACGGATTAAAACCTAATACAGATTTGATAGTTGAAGTATTTGGCACTTCAACAGATGTTTTAACGGGTGCGCTTGGTACAACTTCAAATGTTGCTTCAGGATTATTCGGAACTGTTGATAGTCTTTTTGGGGGTAATAATTTGAAAAAAACAATAAATATAGTTCTTATAGTAGGTGGAATTATAGGTGTGGCGTATGTTTATAAATCGTTTAAAAAATAATTTTTATGAAAAATAAAAAAGTAATTGTAATTGCAACAACTTCTGTAATCGTTTTAGGGTTGCTTTATTTTGCTTTTAAAAAGGCAGATAAAAAAGACATTTCAAATGATGCTCAACTTAAAGCGGATTTTGATGCTTTGATTAAAAAAATTGATAACGCTAAAAAATAAAAAAATGAACGGCGATAAAAAATTATACTTGTATTCAGGATTGGCTATTGCTTTGGCAGTAGTTGCCTATGTAGTAATTACCAAGAAAAAACCTTTGTTAAATACTGCTGATGCAACTGTCGAGGGAGAAGAAGCAGAAGAAGAAGTTGTGGTTACTCCAAGTGGAGATACAATAACAACTGAACAAGCAAGTATTGACCCTGCTTTATCAGATATTTTAAAATTACCTCTTGCTCAAATCAAGTTAAAAATGTTGAATCAAAAAGTTTACACTAAACTTGATAATGTAAACCCAAGACAATCTCCTTATGTTAATAACGGTTGGTTTGTAAATAATGGAGTTGGCGGAAAAATTACGCAAAAAGGAACGTATGCAGGAATTGTTACTGACGTTGCGCAAGACAAGGGATTGATGGCTAATTCTCAAGGGAAAGTTTATGTTTGGTTTAAAGTTAAGCCATCTGCTGAAGCAATTAAACAAATTAAAGAAGATACACCAATACTTCTTACTGCAAAAACAGACTTTTTTTGGTTGAGAGAAGATGTTATAGTAAAAAAATAAAGAAAGTATGATACGACAAAATACAACGAGAATTTATGTTTCAGACTATGATAGTCAAATGATGCCTACTGATGAAATTACAACATACGGCACAGGTAATTCACAAGTTTCCGAGCCTGAAATTATTAATACAATAAACACTCATATAAATCCATCGCCTGTAAATAGCACGGTAAATTTTGAGCAAATTGAAGATGATTTATCACAAGTAGTACCTACTAAACCGACTAAACCGACTAAACCAAATAATAGCATTATTCCTAATACTAATACATCTAATCCTGATAAAGAGTCAAGTGCTACAACTGACGAAACAAAAACATACGTTGGTGGTGGTACAACTCCTGATTCTCAAATAGTAGTAAAAAAACCTACTACAAAATATTTTGTTTATGGGATTGTTGGGATTGTTGTTGCGTATTTAGGTTACAAAATGTTTTTCAATAAAAAGAGTGTGTAATTAAAAGTAATATGAGTACAAATATGTCATTTGAAAAAGAAAGTAAAATCGTTTTAAAAATAGTTGCATTTGCTACTGTTATAACCGCCTTATCAGGGGCTTACTTTTTTTTAGTGAACAATGTTTGGAAACCAAAAGTTGTTGTTTTAGATGCTGATTTAGAAAATGGGTTTGCTACGTTAGAATTACCTTTTGGAGATACAATTGAAATTAATGGGACTTCTGAATTTTTAGTTGTTGGAGATTGGGGAGTAAGATTTGGAACAATTATGAAAAATGGAAAAATATCATACGAAAACATACAACTATTAAGAAAAGGTTTGGTAGTAGAGTATTTAGACACTTCAAAATTTATTAAATAATTAATTTTTTGAAGATATGGGATTCTATAAGGCAAAATTGAACGGAGTTATTTCTCGAAAAAGCAAAGACCCTAATGTTGTTTCAGGAGAAGAAGTTGCACATTTTATAAAAAAAGGCGAGTTAATTTTAGTTAAAAAAGTAGAAAGTTTGACTGATAAAAACTTGTCTTTTCCGTATAAAAAATATACACTTTGGAATGGAAATTATGCAGTTGGTATTACACAGGAGGGAGTAGAGCCGTATGTTAAAGCAAGTTTTGCAGATGTGCCTGAACATTTGTTTATTCAAATACAAAAACCAAAAGTTTATATAACTTTAGGAGTGTTATTAGTGGGTTTGGCAACATACTCAATTATTAAAGAACGACAAAATAATTAATTATGGCATATACAGACGTAGGTGGCGGTGGTAGAATTTACGATGTTGGAGAGGGCGGAAGATTAGAAGACGCTTTAAACCAACAAGAACTAATTTTTTTAGGAATTGAAAAATCTGAATCAAAGAAGAAAGATATAATTAGATACTCTATAATAGGCGTTGCAAGTGTTTTAATTATTGTTTTATTAAGTTTCGCAGTTAAAAAGAAAAAATAATGAGCGCAGGTAAAGTTATAGAAAACGTAATTGTTTTTGGAGGGATAGGAGCAATGGCTTATTTGCTATTGAAAAAACCTATGCCTGTAAAAGTAAATTGTGAATATGACTTAAAATATATGGACACTTTGCTTAATCAAATTAAGTTAATTCAAGCAAGGGACAAAACATCTTCTGCAAATGAAAAAATAAAAAAATTATCTGACGAATATAATTCTGTATATCAAAGGTATAATGGTGCTGAATGTAAAAAAGTAATATATACTCCTGCGGGTGGAGAAATTGATGATAGACCAACAGGTTTAGATAAAATTTGTGCTGAAAAAAAACCAACAATTTATACTGACGTAGTTCTTTATAATCAATGTTTGGAAAATTCTATGAAAAACTCTGAACTTAATAAGCCTTTGGTTGACCCAATTGTAATGAATTCAGGTAAAGAGTGGAAAAGGTATGATTCTACATATCAATCTTTATATACACCGTCAGGAGAGTTAAAAGCAAATACTTGTTTAGCGGTAGATGGCTTAATAAAAGGTTTAGACGATATGATTGCCAATAGTTATAAAATGTTGGCTCGTGGATTAAGTAATTATCAACCAATACTTGAAACACAACAACAAGCCAAAACTGATGCAATTGCTAAATTTAACAAGTTTAATTGTAGAGATAGAATTGAAGCGGAGAGAACAAGAGATTTGATAGACTTACAAAGTAAAGGCTCTATTAAAGCAGAAGAAAGCATAGTTACTAAAGGCTTCACAGAGCAAAAAACATATATAATAATAGGGGCTTTAGTTTTATTGACGGGCTTTTATGTAATTGTAAAAAAATAATGGGAGCAGGTAAAGTAATAGAAAACGTAATTATATTTGGAGGCATAGGTGCTATGGCTTATCTATTACTTAAAAAGAAGCCTATTGTTGAGCAGTCAACTCCAATAGTAAAAAAATACGTTACTGAAAATGGAAAAGGCAAAGTAGAAGAAACTGAATGGATAAATGCTCAAAGGAAACTTTGTGTTGATTTTATTATGAATAAAGGCGGTGTTGCATCAGGAGGTCATTCTTTCCAACATCTTCGTAGTTGTAATGACATTCAAGAAAAAAATGAGTTGAGTGAACATTTAGTTGATAAAAACGTTTTAAATAATAGAATAGATTATACAAAATTTAGACCTGAACAATGGGACGCAAATTATCGGGATTGGTTAACTCAAGACGGAGAATTAAAAGCCAACACTTGTTTAGAATTAGATTGGTTAATTAAAGATTTCGGTATAGAACAAGTACATTTATCGGCAGGTGCTATTGGCATAAGAGAGGAAATTGTAAAAAAGGCTCTTGATAAATTTAAAAATTTTAATTGTAGAGATAAAATAGAAGCCGTAAGAACGAGAAGTTTAATTGATTTACAAACTCAAGGCTCTATAAAAGCAGAACAAAGTATAGTTACTAAAGGTTTTGCGGAACAAAAAACATATATAATAATA